TGATTGACTGGCATTGGTTTTTTGCGTATGAAAATATCATACAAAAGAACCTCCCTTTTTGGGGGAGGTCATGTGACGGATTTTAAAGTGTCTCAATGCTTCTCTTCGAGATCGCATTGCTTGAGGTTTAAGTTTTCGTTTCTGTTCTTTTTTGGAGTGATGTTGCCAGTTAGGTGTTGTCACTTTTTATACCTTTGATACGTTTCCAATCATTATACATTGCTTGAAGAGACCAACTAGATGCTAAACTGATTGGACCACTATCAAGCAATTCTATCTGTTTTTTTGTAAGTTTTTTTATTTTTTTGTAGTCTTCCCTCCAGTTAATCATGGCATCATACGCGAGAAACCTTTTACTTTGTCAAACCTTATGACACTTTCAAATTTGTCATGTAAATCGGACTTATGAGAAATTACAAAGATATTAGCATCTTTAATAACATAACGTATAATCTTGAGAAACTCTTCAGTACCAAATCCATCAAGAGAAGAATCAAATACCTCATCCATAATCAGCAGGTTAGTATTCACTGAGTTTTTGAGTTTTGCTACCTCTCTCCAAGTAAAGAGTAGAGCAAGATCTATCCTCATTTTTTCACCCTCACTAAATGAGGAATATGAAAAATCTTCATGGATAGGTGACTCAACAGTTTCATTGAATTCTTCATCAAGTTTAAAATTAATGAAGAAGTCCATCATCTGCAAATAACGATTAACCTGCTGATTTATGAACGGAAGATACTTTTTAATGATCTTCGTCTTAACGCCATCGTCCTTAAGTAAGGAATAGGCAAAATCGTAATGAACGATTTCCTGTTTTTTATTTGAAAGGTCTTCTATTGTCTGTTGGAGATTTGTTTTAAATTCTTCTAACTTCTCATGCTCAGAATTTCGGTTTGCAAGGTTCTCGGCAATAGTTTGAATTTCATGCTCAAGATCTCTGATTTGTCTCTGGTTGAGGCTAATCCGAGTATTGTTTTGAGAAATGCCATGTGTTAATTTAGTAATCTCCTTGGATAGGGCATTAAATTGATGCTCTCTCTCCTGTTCGAACTTGATAGTGTTTTCGAGTTCTTCGTAACCTTTCTTTAGTTCCTTTGCCTTATTTTGAGCATCTACAATTCTATTTAACCGAAACTCTTCCTCAATAGTCTGAGTGCAGGTAGGGCATACCGTATTTTCATTAAAAAACTTATGCTCTTTTGTAATTGCAGATACTTTCTGGGAAATTTTACCTTTAAGATTGTTAAGCTTTACTAACTTATCACCAGCACCGATAACTTCTTCTTGCTCTTTTGTTAATGAGTGAATTTTTTCTTCAGTGATATCATTCTCATTCATGTAAATGCCAACTTCTTTATCTAAATTGACAATCTTTTCTTTATTGGCATTTATATTGGCATTTCCACGGTTTTCAAGTTCTTCAATAAACTCTTGCTGCATTTTAATCTTATCTTTAAGATTTTCTTTTACAACATTTAAAGATTTAATCTCATCTTTTTGAGCGCGAATTTTATCTTTGACAATATTATTCATCGCAGAAAAAATGCGAATATCCAAAAGATCTTCAATAACTTCCCTACGATTTGCAGTCGTCAACTGCATAAAAGGCACAAAAGTACTACTTCCTAGAATAACAATTTGGGTAAAAGATTTATAATTTACCTTTAGAATATTTTCTTCAAGAATTTTTTGATTAGCACGATCATCTGCTTCTTTATGAAGTGATTTTCCATTTACTTCAATATCAAAAACATTTGGTTTAATTCCACGTCTAACCAAATATTCCCTATTATTAACAGAAAATTGAATTTCAACCAAACAATCTTTTTCGTTTACAGTATTAACTAACTGAGGTTTATTGATTTTTCTGAAGGGTTTATTAAAAAGAACAAACGTAAGTGCATCAAGAATTGTGGATTTACCAGCACCGTTTGTTCCAATAATTAAATTTGTATTATTCTTTTCTAAGTTAACTTCTGTAAATTGATTTCCAGTTGAGAGAAAATTTTTCCATTTGATTTTATGAAATACTAACATTTTTTGGGGGAATTACGATATCGTCAGGAGTAATCACAGCATATTTGTAATTATACATCTTGCAAGTTTTTATTGCAAGTTCGTCGTCAACTTCAACAACATCCATCTCAGTTTCTTCTTGATCCTCAAGCATTAAAGCATAACGAGTTGCATCATCTTCTTCTTCAAAAAGAAACAAGACTTTCTGCCCGTATTGATCCTGTACAGCATATGCTCCATCATCTTTTCTGTCTTTGAGAGTAAGGAGAAACATTTATTCTACTTCGCAAGCTTGTTGATAGAGGTCTTGAAAAATTTCTTTAATAATTCCTTTGTCGAATTCAAATTCAGACTCATCAATATACCGATTTAAAATTGAGATTGTACTTTCTTCCTCTTCAATTTGAAAATCTTCATTTTCTATAATATCAAAGTTTTCTACAATCTTGAGTTCTTGAACTTTCGCAGAGTAAAGTTTATCAATAAATTTTTCAAAATCTTTTGGTTTAGACTTTTTACGAACAATCACCTTAACAATTTTATCTTCATACTCGGTGGCATCAAATAATTGATAAGGAGTATCTTCATAATAAATGTTATAGAATAATTTATAAGGATTATTAACTGGAGTATGTTCTAATGTTTCTGTATCAAAAATGTGGAAACCACGAGTATCATTTACATCAGTCCAATACATTTCATATGGATTTCCTAAGTAATAGATTGTCCCGTTAGACGATCTAGTGTGATAGTGTCCCGAGTAGACCCTATCGAACTTCTCAAATAATTGGCTCTCCAAACCATGTTCCATGACGAGTTGTCGATTAACTCTAAATCCTTGGCACTCAAGGTGCCCCATCGCACACTTGCAAGTTGTGTTTTCAATAAGTTTAAAAGTACGTTCTTCATTTTCTTGATTAATCCAGGGTAAAAATAAAATATCTAATCCACCAATATTAACTTCTGTCGGTTTACTATAAGTCTTAATGTTAGAATAAGTTTGAAGAAGAAGTTCTGGAGAATTTACTGTATTGGTATTTTTGTAATATGTATCGTGATTGCCAATAATCATATGAACATCATATTTTTTAAGTGGGTCAAATACTACACGCTTTGCCCACTCAAGACTTTGATAGTCAATTGATTTGCGACTATCAAAAGCATCTCCCATATGGATAACTGCTTCTACCTTATGCTCTTTTAATGCAGGAAAAAATACGTTTTTGTAAAAAAGTTCAAAGTAATCATGAAGATGCTTCGATCCTTTGCGAGCACCATAATGAGTATCAGTAATAATAGCAACCTTCATCGGGTTTTATATTGGATGTTATCTTTGATAGTATTATAGTCGCTGCTAGATCCAAAAAGCAAGCCCTCATCTACCATCATAACTTCATCAAATCCACTTCTTTCAATAATCTTGGACTTTATTTCCAACTGCTTCTTTTCTTTTTGAATTCTTCTCAGAAATGCATAGTGAATAATCTGAGTGAAGTAAGCAAAAGGATTGCTACTTTTATTAGGATCAAAATTATGAATATATTGAATACAATTCTCCACACCATCAGAAATCATATCCTCACGGAACATATAATTTACAAAATTTGGTTTATATGATAAGTGAGTTGCAATCTTAAGGAAACAATCTCCAAGATAATTGGATATCTGCGGTTTTGGTAATCCATTTTCTTTGGACTTGAGATACTTTGACCTATAAACAATAATTGCTTCTAATAACTCTTTATTGTTTACATAGTGCTCTGATTTCTTCTTGGGCATAACATTTGTTTTAATTTTAAAATATTAATTATTATTATACCATTATTATACCCTATTGACAAATCCTGCAAAAGTAAGTAGAATGCCTTTGTTAGGTTTGAAGATGAGACTTAGCTTTCTTTAGGGTCTTTATTATTCTTAAATATATTCTCTAACCTTTTACGGGCTTCTTCTACTGAAGATAGATATCCCATTTTATCTGATATTTTAACTTTACCTGTAATATCAGCATTTAATGTATTATTATCTTCATCATCATCACTTTCAATAAAGTTATTGTAACAATTAATTATTAATTCGTCTTTAACTTCAGTCATAGTAATAATTTTTTCTAATCTAATAATAAAGAAATCGTCAGATGGAATTTCCATCCAAGGCTTTATTTTTACAAATTGACCAGATTGATTGGTAATAATTTTTATAACAACTGGATTTTGTAGCACTACAATAGGATCACCATCATTCTCATCAATAGATACTAATGAGAATATTTCTTCTCCACTAACTAATTTAATGCTACTATAGAACTCTTCTCCCATTAGTTTTTAAGCGGTATATTTACAATATCATAATTAAAGTTTTCTTCGTTATAAACTTTTATTCTTTCTATTAAATGATTGAGTGTATAATTCTTTCTTGACTTGTAACTAATATCATCGGCAATATCATATAAAGTTGCCTTTGTTTTATTGTCACTCTTCCTTAAAACTCTTCCGATTGATTGGAGATTACGAATTCTAGACTTTGAAGGTGACGCAAAAATAACATTATGTAAATTCTTAATGTTAATTCCTGTCGAAAAAGTTCCATATGATGCCACAATAATTGCATTATTTTCACTTTCAGTAATCTCTCTAACTTTTTCTCTATCTTCAGTATCTACACCACCATGAACAAAAAATACATGGCGATTATCTGAGACGCTATTATTTATGAGTTCAAATAATGGTTGCCCATGACCTTCAACTCTTGAAAAAAGAATTAGAGTATTACCTTTAAGATCTAAGGCAAGATTGCGTATAAATTTATTTCTGCGTTCGTGATTAATAATATATTGAACTTCATCTTCAAAAGTTTCAAACTTATTCGGTGGGTGTTTCAATAGAAGGATATTAATATCCAGTTTAGCAACATGACCCTTTTGCATCAATTCGTCTGTACGAATAATCTTATAAGAAGGACCAAATAATCCTTCTAAAACCCATTTATGAGTTTGAGATCCATCTAATGTGCCAGTAAATCCAAAACGATATTTTGCATCAGAAAGTTTTGTCATTATAGATACTAATGACTTAGACTTGAACTGGTGTGCCTCATCTCCTACTACCACATTAAATCTTGAAAAATATTGACGGGGAAGTTTGTAGATAGACTGCCAGGTTGTAATGATCACCTGAGAGTC